TGATATGATTTTTTTTATGTACTCGTGATGCTGTTCTTTTAAAAACTTTTCTGCTTTTACTTCTACGCATTTTTTTTCTATACATTTTATACCTCTTTCTAGTTTGGTGTCAGTTAGCACGTATTACATCAAGTAGTAATACGTGCGCTATTCCTGAACCTCCGAGTTTTTGGGCTCTGCGGTCTCAGGAATAGCAGGGTTATCGGTTGGCATAGCAACCGATTCTTTGGGGTTTGCTAAACCCATAGATCTTAGTTCGTCCAGATTGTCAGGATTGCTGGCGAACTTGAAAAATTGTCCAGCATCGTTGTGAAATTTTTCTCTAATTTCTGATGGAACATTCAGAAATTCTTGTTGAGCTTCTTTGATTTGATGCAATGCATCACTCAAATCAGTTATGCCACTAAAGTCGGCATATATCGCATTACCTCTGTGTATATGCTCTATTACTCCGTTTCTATCATGAGAACGGAGTATATTGTTTATTTCGCTTTCTTCAGCGAAATGTTGTTGAGTCATAGACTCTCCAGTAGTTTCAAACCAACACCGAGTAGGTGGGTTTGCATATGGAGTTTTAAAGGCAACTACAGTTGATTTTTTAGTCGACATAGAATCTCTCCTTAGTTTTTTTATTCCACCAATAGGCTTTGCCTTTGGTTGGAACTCTTAAAATAAAGCCAGCTTTTTTTAAATCTTCAGGTTCTCTTGAACCCTCATATTTTGGCTTTATGTATTGTTTAACTGATGAAGATATATTTTTTAATATATTGTCAATTGATACGCCTTCTTTGGCGTTGCTACGCATTTTGTCTAGTATGGCTTCTAATATCATACTGCCTCCTAAATTGGAGGCTTTGTTTGTTGCTTGGACAGGGGCTGTCATACCTTTTGGCAACTGACCTTTATAAAATAAAGTGTTTAAATGTTGTTGTTCAGCGTTTTCTCCAGCTAATCTAGCTTGTTCTTTAGCGCTTTGAACTTGAGCTTGGACAAGTATAGGGTTAGGTTTTGATACTGGTGATCCAGATCCAGAGGAGGGTACACCTCCTCCTGAAAACTTTCCAGCTAGGATAGGATTAAGTCCAGCTTTTCGCATATCAGTCATCATTCTCTGATAATGCGTATTACTCATATGTTCTTGCCAAGCATGTGAGCGCCTTTGTCTTTTTCTAGCGTAATGGTCTTCTATACCACCGCCTATGAAATCGCCTATAGCTGCTTTTAACATTAGAAATGACTCAATAAGGCTGGTACTGAATATGTAGGCATCGGTCTTGCTGTTTTAAATTTGAAATACATATCCAATAATAAGTCTGGTTCAGTGTTTACCGCTGTTACTCGGTCAACAGGTGGGTTTTCTTCTATAAATGAGGAATTGAGAGCTGGAGCACTACTGAAGTCTTGGGCTAAATGCCAACTGTCTAATGTACCTGTTGCATTTGATCTAAACTTGCCAGTAATTTGTGACGGTTTATATCTGTATTCGGCGTATCTTTCTTGATATCCGAATACGGTGTCGTCATCAGCTGTTCCTTGTGTATAAATTTCTTTATTGAGTATTGATTGCTCGCCTAAATGGGCTAATGCAGGCCAATAGTAATCGTATCTAGTTCTTTTACTAAAAAACCTACTCATACCTTGTTGATAGGTTAAATCTGCGAATACGCAGACTAAGCCGATTACTGCGCAATGTTCTGTAAAGGATTTGTTGAAAGAATGATTATCAAATCCTGTTGTTCCAAAGCCAGACATATTTCCTTGAGGTGTTGTAGAATCTGTGGAAGAAGTTTGAGCTATAGGTTGAACATTTATATAACTTTTGCCACCTCCAAGGTACTCTGGTCTATCCAAACGCATGTCTGGTGAAGACACATTAAAGTGTCCTTGTATTATTTCTTTGTAACGTGTTCCGCCTCTAGCGTCACGTTCTAATAAGCCTTGTACTTGAAAGGCTTCTCTTAATTGATTAATTGTTGCAGACGTTGCAGTTGATAAATCTGCATATAATTGTCTGTCTGCTTGACTGTCTGCTACATCTGGGTAAGCAAATGAACTAGTTGTATTTAGTTTGTACCAATCAGTTGTACCATCTTTGTTAACTGTTATTTGTGTACCTGGTGCAGCGTTAAATGATACGTCTGCACGTGTTCCTAATGGTAATGAAACAGCTTGTCCTTTTTGAGGCCATGGTAAAGCACTAGTAAAATAATCGTGTCTTTTACCTCTTTTTTGTAATACATAATCTGATTGTGTATCTGGTCCGTCGTCTTTATCGACTGTAAGACTGTTTTGTAGGTTTTCGTCACGAAACCATTCGTTCCATATTAAATTGTATGATCTACCAGCAAAATTATTAAAACTAATATTTGCTACTCCTGTTGGTAAACCGAAATAGTCAAATAGTGTGCTTTCAGCAACAGTAGTGGATTGTATTTGTGGTGTTTGATAGTCAGTACTATCACCTGGGTTTACTTGTTCTCCACAAAATTTTTCCCAATTATCCCAAATTATTCTGAAAGGGACTGCGAAGAAAAATGTTTGTATATATAAATTATCCATAAATGGATTAATAGGTGTAGCTAAACGTCCAAAGCCGTTAGCTGTTAATTGAAAAGTATCTCCGGGTAAGGCTTCATCATAGAATATGGGGTATAAATACCCAGCATCTATAGTTGTTTTTAAACCGTGATCTCTGTTAAAGACTGATCTTTGTATTTCAGCTTTAGGAGCTCTACTAAAATCTTTACTTAAAGTTGTTGGTTGTGCGCCTGTTGCTCCGAAGATACTCATATTTTTATTCCTTTATTGGTTGAATGTCTTTTAAATCGACAACGTGTTCTAATGTATCTTGAAATATTTGACCTGTTTCTTCTGTATATTCGCCCATATTCATTAATACGAAATTGTCAGGAAATTTCGAATAAGGGCTGTTTGGGTTAGATTGCATAAGGTCTTGTATTCTTCTCATTGCTGATCCTTTGTTAATATCGACAAAGGGTGGTTCGTACATTTTTGTTACATCGTCATATATTGCGAATAGTAGTTTTGCGTCAGCCATGTTCTATGCTCCATGTTTTTTTTGTGTTACGATTAAGGCAAATAAAGGCAAAGCTTTATAAGCCATTGTTTTTTATATATTAATATTAGCCGTACATAATATATAATATCAGTTTATGTTTAAATTGGGGCAGATGTCAAGCGTCTAATTCTCTTAAGCACTCTTTTAGCTTAAGCTGCTTAACGTTTTCTATGTCTTTTAATCTTTTATATTTAGGGTCTCTTGGATTTTGATCAACAAAATCTAATGTTTCTTTTCTTGCTTTTTTTATAGCTTCCATTTTGTCAGGGTATTCTTCTTTATATAAATCATCAAAGTATCTTGGTGGTTTCATTTTAATACCGTTACCGTTAACGATAAAATCGTTAGGATACCAGTTATGTTTATATTTTTGATAGGCATTAAAGCCTATTCCATTCGCTCTGCTCATAGTACAATAAACGTTGTTTATTTCTGACACCTCTCCTGTATCAGGGTTTATATGTATATTTGTTGCATCACCTTTAATTTTTTTTGTTACATATCTTGCTGTATAACTTGCAGTGTCGAAATTTAATTCGCCAACTGTTGTGTGTCCCCTCCCCCATAGGGATGTTAGTTCTGTACTTTCGTATAATGGATACTTATTTGATCCATATTTTTTTACTTTGTTTTTATTTGTTTGTATTCTGAAATCATGCCCAAATATTAGAGCATGATAGTGTGGTCTAAAGGTTTTTTCACCGTATTCACCACAGTGAAAGAACCTGATTTGTTTCTTGTATCGCTTTCTAAACTTTTTCATAAAAAGTTGAAAGTCTTGAACATCAACAGACCAAGGGTTTGATCTTTTGTGTAATTCTTCGTTGTTAAACGTTAACGTTATAAAACAATTATCTTTATGTGATAGTGCTTCAAGTTGGCATCTTAATGCCCAACTTCTAGCGTAGTTAAGTCTACAACCAATACATTTACCACAAGGTAAATTATATGGTTTATTTATTCTGTGAGTAGGGGGAGGGTTAAATACCATTTTACCCTCATAGTTCCATGCCACTAGAGGATTATAACATGGCATTTAGATTCTGTAGCCTCCGCGCATAGGCTTGATATGATTTTTTTTATGTACTCGTGA